ATGTTTTAAGATTTCCTCGTGAATTGCTCCCGCCATAATATACGGATCGCGGTAGCGTTTATCGGTTTTCTTAATTGCTCCCGTAATGGAGAAGTGAGGCACTTGATCGCCACGCTTGACTAGCTCCGCCTCAACCTCAATTAATACGGGCTTACTCTCCCCGTATTCTGCCCCGCTAATTGTTTTGCTCCACTTATTGGAGGCAATAGTTAGCTCTTTCATTTCTTTATCCTTTCATTAGTTGGAGAGATTAGCCCCTCCCTACCCTCCAAGGATAGCATAACCCTTAGAGGATAGGCAAGGTCTAACCAAGTTGCGCGGTTGCTTCCCGATAAGGCGCGTGAGGTAATCTGCCCTCCCTCTTTATTCTGTTCTTTGCGTCATTTATCGCGTTGCTCTTGGTAGAGCCATAGAAAGTTAGCTCACTTTCAACACCATCAATGGTGGCGTTAATCTGCCAGCCCTTAGCATAGGGGGCGCAACTTTTAACATTTAGCTCAACCAACTTACCTTCTAATAAATAGTTCAGCTTCATTATGCGCCTACCTTTACACTTAGAGCCCTTGCCGCTCTTCCAATACTTACGCCTAAATCCGACAGTTCCTCGTCTCCCTTTTCTATTAGTAGTGATACCACCGCGTTTATTTGCTCGCGGGTTAGTGTCCAAACGTGTTTATCCGTTTCGCCGTTTACGTCAATTATTGCGTAGTATTCGTTTCCGTGTTTCATTACTTAACCTCCAATAAGTGAGCCCTATCTGAGCTCATAAGATGAGGATACACTAGGCTAATCTATCCCGCAATAGATAAAGCAATAAATCTTTCCAGCGTGTCGGATCGCGTGAGCTCCAAGCCTTGAAAGTCTAAGGCTTAAGTATAGGTTGAGGGTTGATAGCTTATCGGTAATAGTGGCGTGATCGTGATAACTCAAGCCTACGCATTGAGCTATCTACTGCCACGCGTGGCGTGGCATAGTGGCGCGGGATAGAGAGCGGGAGAGGGTAGAGCTATCGGCTAAGGCTATCGGATCGCGTTTATTAATTAGGGCTCAAATAATTATTAGGTGGAGGGGGCGCTAGATAGTGCCGAGGGGTTAGTTAGCCCCAGAAAAATTACCAGCAACCAGACAAAACAGACGATAACGCATAGACTACGCAACCACGACAAAACGGACACCCTAGGTGTTTAACTTGCGCGGTGTGGTGTACTGTACTCCCCAACAAAGTTTTTTTCCTAAAGTGAACCTTGATCATATAGTGTCCTAGTTTGTCCGTATTTAATTGTGATGTTTACCACAAAATAAAGATTTTTAGAAAGAAAGCGGGAAATGACTATTTTTTCCCGCCTAATACAGTATAGGAGCAGTAAGCGGGCTACTGGTAGCTTACTGCGGGCTACGCTCACGCTACGCCCGTCTAAGGGCTGTAGCGGACTTACCCCTCACTTCGTTGTGACTCGTTCGGGCGCTCAAGCCCGATGACGAGGCGCAAGTCGCCTCATTTAGTTGGGTGTAATCTATCTATAATTTAGGAGCCTGCTATTTCTAATAACACTGCTGATATAGCTAAGAGGGTAATCCTTAACGCTGTAGCAGAAGGTATGACTATAGAGACGGCTTGCGGTGAAGCTGGTAAGTCTATGAAGACTTATGAATACTACCGTAGATCCGATAAAGTCTTCGCAGATAAAGTTGATAGAACCCGCCTAGGACTTCGTTCCAAGAATTTTGCAGCTACCGATGTCCACGACCTCGGCTTCGCCGAGTTCCGCCAGAAGTTCCTTCATCAGACTACCTTCCCTCACCAGCAGAACCTGGCAGATGTTATAGAGGGGCGTGAGCCCTCTTGGCACCATCCCGCTATGAAGTTTGAAAAGGGTATTGCAGATAACCGTATCCTTATCAACATCCCACCGAACCACGCCAAGTCAATTACGATTACCGTAGATTATGTAACTTGGAAGATAGTCCAGAATCCTAACTTTAGAGTCTTGATAGTTTCCCAGACTCAGCAGCTTGCAGCAGATTTCCTATATGCTATCAAGCAGCGCCTTACCCATCCGATGTATGAGACCCTACAGCAAGCCTATGCTGCTGGTGTCGGCTTTAACTCTAAATCTGCTACCTGGACTACTACTAGAGTTACCTTCGGTGATGAACTCAGAGAATCATCTGAGAAGGACCCAAACCTAGAAGCTGTAGGTATTGGCGGTCAGATATACGGTAAGCGTGCCGATATGATTATTGTTGATGATGCTGTTACCTTAAAGAATGCTAATGAATTTGAAAAGCAGATTAGATGGCTTACCCAAGATGTTAGATCTCGTCTTAACCCTACTGGTAAGTTAATTGTTATCGGAACCCGCGTTGCCTCTGTAGACTTATACAAAGAACTACGCTCTCCTGATAGATACCCTGGTGGTCTGGTCCCTTGGACATATCTGGCAATGCCAGCATTACTTGAAACCAATGAGGACCCCACCAAGTGGGTAACTCTTTGGCCTAACTCAGACCAACCCTTTGATGGACAAGGCGATGCCGATAAGACAGAAGAAGGTTTATATCCTCGCTGGAACGGTAAGCATCTTTATGCAGAACGTCAAGCTATGGATGCTCAGACTTGGGCTTTAGTTTATCAGCAGCAAGATGTTTCAGATGATGCCACCTTTGACCCTGTATGCGTAAAGGGTTCTATTGATGGTATGCGTAAGGCTGGTAGGCTCCAGATGGGAGCCCCAGGCCATCCTAAAGATTTAACTGGTTTTTCTTTTGTATGTGGACTAGACCCTGCAATGGTTGGTGATACTGCCGCTATCTGCTACGGCGTAGATCGCATTACTCATAAGCGCTACATTGTAGATGCTATCAAGATTACTAGACCAACACCTGCTCAGATTAGACAGTTGATTATTGATTGGACCAACGTCTACGCTCCTGCTGAATGGGTAGTAGAGCGTAACGCTTTCCAGTCTTTCCTAACTCAGGATGAAGGTATCAGACAGTTCCTAGCATCTAAGGGAACAGTACTTAGAGAACATCATACTGGTAATAACAAATGGGATGCAGGCTTTGGTGTAGCTTCTATGTCTACCCTGTTTGGAACTAAACAACAAGATGGTAAGCACCACAGAGATAACATTATTCATCTCCCATCAGATCAGACCGAGAATGTCAAGGCTTTAATAGAACAACTTATTACCTGGTCACCCACTACTAAGGGTAAGACCGATATGGTGATGGCTCTATGGTTCTGTGAGATTAAAGCTAGAGAATGGCTTAATAACGGAATGCATACCACACACCATCTAAAGAATCCATTTTTGTCTCGCTATGAACGAGGCAAGCGTCTGGTAGTAAATATAGACGAGCTATTAGCAGAACAACAACGTCAATTCATTTAGGGAGACATAATGCCAAAGAAGCCAACGCTTGATGATTTTATTGCTAAGAAAAAGAAAGTGCCTTCTAAGAACAAAAGGTACCCTGGAGACAGCGATGTAAAAATTGGCCCAAGTAAGGGCAAGCCTATTATTAAATTAAAAACAAAAAAGAAGTAAGGACAAATGCTTACAACCAAAGAGGTTATTGCTAAGGTATCACGGTTACAGACTAAGTACTCAGCGCGTGATCAGCGTATGCGCGATGTGCTATCTGTGCGCCAAGGAGATATAAGCAAGGTTTATCCTGCTATGTTCTCTGAGGAGTACCCAAAGCCTCTGGTTGCTAACTTTGTAGATGTAGCTGCACGCGACCTCGCAGAGGTAATGGCACCACTGCCATCATTTAACTGCGCTGCTACCAATATGGTTTCAGACTCTGCACGCAAAGCAGCAGATACTAGAACTCGTATTGCAAACTACTTCGTATCAGGCTCAGAGTTACAGATTCAGATGTATCAGGGTGCTGACTGGTTTAACACCTACGGCTTACTACCAGCAATGGTAGAGATGGATTATGAAACAAACAATCCTAGAATCCGTCTATTAAATCCTTTTGGTGTCTATCCAGAGATGGACCGCTTTGGTCGCTGTATCTCAATTACTCAAGTAATGAATACTGATGCAGAATCTCTAGCAATGCAGTATCCAGAGTTCTATGATCAAATTATTGTAAACAAGAACTATGCAAATAGCTCTCCTTATATCACAATGATTCGTTACCACGATAAGGACCAAGATTTAATCTATGTTCCAGATCGTAACAACTTAGTTTTATTAAACCTACCTAATGCCATTGGTAAATGTTTAGCCCGCGTTGCAATGCGTTCATCCCTAGACGGAGAAGCACGCGGTCAGTTTGATGATGTTCTAGCAGTACAACTTGCTCGTGCTCGCTTTGCAGTATTGCAGATTCAAGCAGCAGAGAAGTCTATCCAAGCACCTATTGCTATTCCGCAAGATGTACAGGAATTAGCACTTGGTCCTGATGCGATTATGCGTTCTGCTAATCCGCAAGGTATCCGCCGTGTTCCATTAGAACTTCCACCTGGAGTCTTTACAGAATCTGGCGTTCTAGAGCGAGAACTACGTTTAGGTTCTCGTTATCCAGAAGTTCGTAGCGGTAATGTTGATGCTTCAATCATTACAGGTCGCGGAGTACAAGCCCTACAAGCTGGCTTTGATACTCAAGTTCGTGCAGCGAAAGCACAGTTTGCAAGACTATTTACCGAGCTAGTATCTCTCTGCTTTGAGGTGGATGAGAAAATCTTTGGTTCTATGACCAAGGAAATCAAGGGAGTAGATGACGGTACTCCGTTTAATATGAAGTATGTACCAAGTCGTCAGATTGCTGGCGAGTATGGTGTAGATG